CTTATCGTGTACCATTTTATATTATTATTATAACATATTTCTTTAATATTGTCAAGTTCATTTGATTTAAAGTTGTGAGTAAATGCAGGTCTTCCATTTTTATATATTACTATTTGCATTATCCAACTCTTCAAACGCCTCTTGCCATTCTTTACTATCTTTTGCTCTTAAAACAACAGGTCTCCCTTTAGATTTTGTTTTCTTATCTATTTCTTCCCATTCAAATCTATAGTTTTGATCTTCAGGTATCCATTCTTTAGGTGGGTCTTCATACTCTTCTACTGGAACATTTGACCAAAGATTACTTTTAAACTCTTCTAAACTTATATTACTACGATCTACAATCAATCTATTTTTAAATTGATCTGCCATAGAGTAAACTTGTTCTTTATTGTATTGTATCTTTCTTTGATAATCCCAATATTCTTTTAAATCTTTGTAAGATTCCTTTGAAATCATTTACTCTCCTGTGATATGGACAACCACTAGTCGTCTCGTTAGTCTTTTTTCTATAACCGTGTTTAAATGAAGTACGTACTTGTAAAGTATTTACATAGTCCATTTTATTAAGATTATGTATTTCTTTTTCGTTTTTAAAATGATCTAGTATATTATATTTATGTGTCTCACGTTTAAATGGAACATAACAAGCAAGTGGTGTACCTCTCTTTATAAACACATCTCCATATCTTCTAACAAGGAGTTGTTGATTTATTTCGTGCCATTGATCTGTTTTAATCATACCAGCGGCAACATCAAAGTCTTTATTAAAATGATATATCAAAGGCATTTGATATAATGAATAACCTGGTTCAGTTTTAATTCTCCAAGGACATATTAATTTAAATACTGCTGCTAATTGTTGTTGTGCGTGTGGTGGTAAGTGATCTCTATATTGTCCATCGTGGTGAACATCTACTCTAAATGTTCCTTGTGAAATTTTCCACCTTACATCTCTAGTCTTTTCATCTAATTGAAGAAACATATCTGTCCACGCTGGAATAACAATGCCTGTATTAAACCATTCGCCAAAACTAGGACAAGTTTTAATTGTTTGATTTTCAGTTTTTAATAAAGTTTCAACTGTATCACGTGGCATAGTTTTATACCATTCAGGTATAAACTCACGCATTAATCTTGGTCTTGCTTCTTCAACTTTTTCTAAACCTGGTTCTTTTGACCATATTTTAATTGTACTCATAATTATATATATCCTATCTTATTATATCTATATCTGTATTATTAACTGACCAGATTTCTAATTTTGTTCTTAATCTATTTTCGTTTTTCAACTGTTCGTATCTTTTACTTGCTTTCTTTTTCCACCATTCAATTACGTTATTGAATTTAAAACTATCATAGTTTTCTGCTTTCTTTAACTCTTTATCTTTACCTGATAAAAATTCTGGAACATTTGAATATCCGTAGAATGAAGTATAATATCTTTTTTGTTCGGTCAAGTGTTTTGCATTTTCAACCATTTCAACAAACTCTTTATATTTACTTTCATTATATTTCTTTAAAAACTTTTTAGTAATAGAAATCATTTTACCTTGCATTAACATTTTTCTACTAGACGCATCCGCACTTACTAAAGGTTTGTTATCGTTTTTACTTTTAAACCAATGTTCGAATTTCTTAAAGGTTTCTCCTTCAATCATAGGTGCAAAAGCACTTTCACTTAATCCTTTATATCTTAAAAAAGGTTTCATACCGTCATATTGACTTGCACTTTTACTTGTGCCATATAAACTTGTAGTTTCAAACATACAAATGTCAGCGTCATATGTTCTATTAATATCTTCTCTAACTTCGTGTGTACAACAAATAGCAGCCAATAGTTTACCACCCAAATAATTAAATCCAAAAGGTTGAGTTGGAACTATAACAAAACCCATAATAACACTTTTATTAAATCTAATCATTTCTTCAGGCACAGTTGTTTGTAAAGGACGACCTAATAAAGTATTCCTAGGTTTCATAAACATAACTGGAGAACTTAGTCTAATAAATCCTAAAATCTTATTTGTGTTTTTTTCATACACAACATATCTCATATTTTTACCAGGTATAGAAACCATATTAGTATGTGATGAAACTATATCTAACATAGATTTAAAAGTATCTTCATCAACTTTTCTAAATCCAATATCCATATCGTTAGGATTAGTATCAAAGTTATCAAAGAAATCGTCTTCAATACTCATACCTGGAAGTAAAGATTGTGAAGATGATATTTGAGATATTTTAGTTTCTTTAATATAGTCTCCTATATTTTTAAACTTACTATAATAATTAATTATTTCTTGCGAAATATAATTTGTGTCTTGTTCATTAAGTTCCATAAATCGCCTTAAACATAACTCTAATAATTAAACAAATAAAAATAAAGTTAATGATACTAATTCCTGTTTTCTCAATTAATATTGTTATATCAATAAAGAACCTTATTATTATAACATATCCTAGTAATAAAATCAAGTCCATATTAAAACTTATCTATTTGGTTGCCCCAAATGTCCCATCCTGGTGTTTTTGTACGTGCAAATAACTCAATTCTATCTAAATCTCCACATAACCTTACTATGTCGTCTCTTATTCTATCAGGTTTTCTACTGTGTTCTCTTCGTTCAGAAACAACCAATCTATCCACTCCACCATCTACTCTTTTAGGTTTACCTTTTGTTGCTAATATACATATCTCTGGATTTGCTCTTGTCCAATATCCTAAACCTGTAAAGAAACCATTTGACTTTCTATTTGTCTTTGCCCAATAAAATGCAACCGTCTTATAAGTGAAACCCCAACTTTCTACTAAAGGTATTTGTTTATGTAGTAAAGGATCAGTACACCACATAAACAATACACAATCTTTATCTGCTAATTCTCCAACTGGTAATTTTTCAATATCTTTTAATGTCATAGTTGAATAGTGTTTTTCTGGACTACGACCTTTGCCTTTTTCAGACCTTGTATCAAATGTCCAAGGTGGATCAGCGTATATAATTTTATATTTCTTTTTAGGAAAATAAGTGTTCAAGTGTTGCTTTTCGTTCATAACTCCATCCTATAGAATCTAATATTAACTTCAGAGGATCAATAAAAGATTTTTCAAACTGTAACTCATAATCTATTTGTTCTATCACTCCAAACTCTTTTGGTAAAGACGCTGAAAAAGATATTACATTGTTTTGTAATTTATTAGGCATTTTTAACATTAGAAATTTAATTTTATCTCCTTCTTGTATTAAAGGATATTTGTTTATTAGTTTTTTATCTTTTAAATGTTGATTATAAACTAAAGCACCTCTTACGTGAATAGGTGTAGATTTTCTAAAGATAGTAGTTGCGTCATAATACTCTTTTAAATTATTTACTGATCTAGGAAAAGCAATTTCTCTAGCATTCATATTAAAAAATTCTTTTTTAAATTGTTCAATAAAAGATATTACAGTACTTTCATCTTTAGTTAGAATTAGTTTAATTGCCTCTTTAATTTTAACACGACAAGGTGCTGGAGTACTTGACTTAACTGCCTCTACACCCATAACTTTTAATGTTGCAGGATTATATCTAACACCTTCTATATCATAACAATTCATCATATATCTTTTTTTAGCAATCCATAATGCTTTATCGGCAATTGCTTCTCGTTTCATTGCCATCTTTTGTGCAAATGCATTTACATAGTCTGCAAGACTATCATAACAACTGTCAATATAAGGTTGTACTTTATCCTCACAAAATTTATCTAAGATGTTTATAATCTTTTCTTTATCGTCTGTTTTAACTAATTTAGAAACTACTTTATCAAATTTAACATATATTGAATCTGTATCTGAAGCAACAATATAATTTTTGTTTTCTGTTTGAGATAACTTATTCATAAACTTATTTACTTCATTTTCAATCCAACGAATAGATAACTGACCTCCCGTTGTAATACCTTCAGCGTGTCTTACATCATAAAATCTAAAGTATTCATTACCAATTGCACCGTAAGCACTATTTAAAGCAATCTTCTTTGCCCATTGAATATTTTGACATCTTGCTATTTCTTTTTTATAGATTGGATCTTTTGTTTTTTGAAATTGTCTTTTTGCCTCTAACATTTTTTGTTTAAATACAACACGATCACTATACATCTTTTCCATCAATGCAGGTAAGAAACCTTGTTTGTCTCTTTTAAATAATGCACCATTTGGCGTCATTGTTAAGTCTTTTTGTTTTAAGAAACTAGTGTCTAATTGTTTTGTAAGCATTCTATCAACAGTTACTCTATCTGTGTGCATACCTACAAATGTTTCAGGACTTATATTATATTGCATAATTAGGTGTGGGTAAAGTGAGTTTAAATCAAATGAAACAATCCAATCGTGCATACCTATTGTTGGGTCTTTAACATAAGCGCCTTCATATTTTTCATTTTTAATACTATCTTCACGTGGTGGTATTTGTATCTTTTGTTCATTTAAATGATTGTAGATAATTGTATCCCACATTCTTACTTGTGAAAATACATCCTGATAATTTACTTTGGCTTCGTATGCCATAGTTAAACACAATTCAATTAGTTTTAATTTGTCTTCTAGTTTATCAACAAGTATAACGTCTTGTATATTATACTCAATAAACTTTTGCATATCCTTTTCATAAAACTCTTTAAATGTTTCATAAGGATTTTCTAATTTTTGTTCACCAACTTCAACTGAAGCAATATAATCTAATTTATAACTTTCTTGTCTAGTAGGAATAAATTTACTATACAAATCCAAATAGTCTAAAGTTGTAACACCTGTTATTACCCATATCTGTCTTGCGTTACCTTGTTTAACAACTCTATCTGCTTGTATATTATTCCAAGGAGATAATTTCTTTGCTTCATTATCGCCTTTTAAATTTCTAATTCTATTCACTAGATATGGTAAGTCAAAAAACTTAACATTCCAACCTGTAACAATATCTGGATGATTTTTAGACCAAAACTTTAAAAACTCTTCTAATAAATGATGTTCGTTATCACATTTAATATAAGTTACTAATGGATTTTTATTTACAAAATCTCCTGTTGCCCAAGTTAATATTCTTTTATTAGAATGATTTTTAACTGTTATAACAAGTATCTCTTCAATTGCGTCAACGGCGTCAGGAAATCCATTTTCACAGGCAGTTTCAATATCTAAAGTAAAGATAGAAATTAAATCTTTATCCCATTGTATTTCGCCTTTATATATTTCTGATATAAATTGATAGTTATAACGATTCATTCCAAAGACATTAAATTCAGGTTGATCTTTATAACCTTGTAAGAAATTTCTTGCTTTTGAAATAGTACTAAATTTTATCTTTTTAAGATTGTGTCCATCAAGTGTTTTATATTCACTATCTTCATTCTGTTTAACAAATAAACTAGGTTGATATTGTAATCTAGTTGAAAAAGGTTTGCCACTTGCAATACCTCTAATAAGAAGTTTACCTTTATCTTCAATTACACTTTTATAAAAATTCACTTAGGTATCCTAACTGTTATTCCATCTAATGTTTCGTCTAATATTATTTGACAACTTAATCTACTTTTGTTCTTATCAAAAAATCTATCTAAGTAAAGCAATTCCATTTCCATAGTTTCATCACTTGCTGGACCTGTTTTTTCAAACCATTCAGGTTCTACCCATACTTGACAAGTACAACAACTACAAGCACCGCCACAATCTGCGTCTATACCTTCAATAGAAGGACTAGCATAAAACTTTGCCGCTTCCATAACTGTTTGTCCAACTGGTACTTTAACTGATACTTTTTGATCGTTTTGTGTTATAAAGTTTACTGTCAATTCTGGTTTTATCATAATCTTGTTCTACTCATTTCAATTACTGGAAAGTGAGGTGCATATATTTTATCATAAAAAATAACTTGTGTCAACCTTTCTTCTCCAGGATTTAAATCAAAATTTGCTTGATGATAATGGCAACCATCAAAAGCGATCATACTATTAAAAGTAGAATTAAATTTAGATACTAACTCAAAATTACTATTGTTTTCTTTTAATAATTTTTGATATTCAGGTTCATTTGTCTTATGAGTCTTATAATAATCATATTTAACATTAGGATTTAAAATAGGTATTGATTCATCAATAGGTTTATATATTGATGTTCCAGATGTTTTTACGTTTGGCGTTAGGTAAATGACAACTGTTAACATTGAAGTCTTGTCTAAATGTATCCAACCTTCATTGTTATTTGCTTTCACATCATCATAACTAATTAACTGAAAACTATTTCTAGCAAAGAAAGATATATTATCAGTTTGTCCGTATATTAGTTTTAAAACTTTTAAACAAGAATAATTGAATAAATCTAAATCTATCTCATTTAAAGGTTTTGTTCTTTTACCTGGATAGTTTTTTTCTTGTTCTTCTATAAATCCGTATGACTTAACTTTATCTATAATACGTTTAGGATTGTCATAGAAGTTAAAATTTTGATATATGCCGTAATACATTATTCATTATGTTATTAGTTTAGGACCACTAGTACTTACTAAACCTGTTGTTATCTTACTATAATGATCTGCAATTTCTTTTTTTGCATTTGTTCTAGTTACAATCCATTGTTTTGGTATTGTAATATCATTATCATCTGTAAATGGAGCATATGGTGTCAACCCAACTCTTTGTTGTCCTGGCACTGGATATAGTCCGAATGGTTTATTTAGTGTGACCGAATCACTATCTTCACTTTTTACTTTAGTTATTACGTCTTCTCCTGATTGAAGTCTTATTATTTTTATATTACTCATATCATATTATAACATATTTTTAGGCAATTGTCAATCTATGACCGTGTCCTTCAAATATCTTTCCTTTCAAATAGTAATTAAATGAGATAGATATTCTATCTTCATCTGATTTGTTTTCTTCTACCTTGTGTTGCATATGTCCTGGAAATATATAAATTGTTTTAGGTTCAGGTACTTGTACAAAGTAATCTGAATTTATAACATTGAAACTTTTTCTTCCTGGTCTTAATGCAGGACTGCTCCAAGTTGGCAACATATCTGGTGCTGAAAATATTATATTACCAGAATCTTCTGGAACTTTTATATAAACAACTCCACTTAAAAAAGCATTATTGTGTACGTGAGTTGGATGAACAGCACCTGGTTTATTAATCATAATCCAAGACGCTTGTTGATAGGCAGATATTTCATCATCTAAACATAGATGTCTTTTTATATAACATTCTATATTTGCTTCAACTTGCTCTTTTAAATCTTTTAATAAAGGTCTATCTAATATTCTATCATCTTCATTATAAAACATTTTATTAGACTTAGCATCAACAGTAAATATATTTTCACTTTCCCAATCGTGTTGTAATATTGGTTTTAAATTTACATCTACTTTTGATTTATATAACGGTTGTGAAAATAAACAAAATATATCGTCCGTTCTTATATTATTATAATCCATTTTTCTTTTCAACTGGTTTCATTCTTTTACTTTGTACAAACGTTCTATTAGGATTTACACTAACATTCATTTGTCTCATTAAATCTCTATTAACTAATAAATCTGAACCTGACCTTGGTCTACTATCTAATCCAACTTCAATATCTTTATAAGTAAAACCATTAAAAGTTATATCCATTAAAACTGTAGGTCTTGTTTCCGATGGTTCTTCGCCATCAGCGTTTGCTCTATAAACTTCACTTGTACCGTGTCTTGGTTTAGTAATTGTTTTGCCATCATATTTCCATTTAATAATTTTTTTATTTTCTTCTAAAATCTCATCAGCGTGTAAAGCACACGCCTTTGAACCATTACCTGTATCAAATTTTGCTCTAACTTTACCAACATCTGTTATGTCAACTGTTTCTAACCAACCAACTTCACTTAATGCTTGTCTGTCCCAATGATTTCTTTTTGAAACCCAATCTATAAAATTAGACATTAAAGTTTCACCGTTAATTCTACCTGTTGGTTCTGGATCAGAATAATAATCTTTGTACTGATAACCTTCGTAATCAGCACCCGAACCTGGACTACCATTTATTTCTAATACGTGAATTTTATTATTATAGATAATGTGATCTACACCAACCATATATGCTTTTGAAATTCTACTTGCTCTCAAAACAACTTCTTTTTCTTCTTCACTTAATTTATATGGTTGTGCTTCAGCACCTCTATGTGTATTTGATCTAAAGTCATAACCACTATGTATTCTTTTAGTTGAAGCAAATATTTTATTATCTACTACAAAAGTTCTAACATCAAATTTAGTTGGCATATATTCTTGGATTAATAATTCAGCGTCATATTTCCATAATGCCTGTATTGTAGATACTAATGATTCATAACTTTCAGATTTGATTACACCAATACCTTGTGTGCCTGTAAGTGTTTTAATAATAACAGGAAACTTATTACCTATTAATTTTACTGCGTCATCTATATTTTTTTCGTTAGTAATAAAAGCAGTTCTTGGTGTAGGTATATTAAACTTCTCAAATAAT